ATTTCATTCGATGACCGCGACCTCCCACGCAAACTGAAGGATACCAAGGCAAGGCCGAAGGCATACTACGCCTACGATGTGACAAGCCAATGCGTGGTGGGCTACGCCTACAACCGCAACAAGAACGTGGACTTGGTTGCCGACTGCTTCCGTTCGATGTTCCGACTGATAGAAAGCAAGGGCTGGGGTTGCCCGGCGCAGGTTGAGGTGGAGAACCACTTGATGAGTCAGTGGAAAGAGAGTTTCCTGAAGGCAGGAGTATTGTTCCCATTTGTGCGCTTCTGCGCCCCGATGAACTCCCAAGAGAAATACGCTGAGCCGATGAACGGTGCTAAGAAACGCCGTGTGGAGCATAGAAACCACCTCGGCATCGGACGCTTCTATGCCAAAGACAGACACTACCGCACGGAAGCCAAGAAGGTGTTTGACGAGAAGAATGACACCTACGAGGACAAACAGTACTACACATGGGAAGAACTGATTGCTGATGACATCCGCGACATCAAGGAGTTCAACAATACCCTCCACCCGAATCAGAAGAAATACCCCGGCATGACACGCTGGCAAGTGCTTGAAGCCAATATGAACCCAACGCTTCAGCCCATGGACAAATCGGTGTGGGCACGCTTCATCGGCGAGCACACTGAGACCTCCATACGCAGGAACAGCTACTGCAGAGTGGCATATAAAGACTGGTGGTTGAGCAAAACTGAAGTGATGGAACGTCTCGATCCGAACAACTACAAGGTGGATGCCTACTATCTGACCGATGAGGACGGCAACGCGACCGACGTTTATATCTTCCAGAACGACCGACTTATCGACAAGCTCGAGGACGTGGGCACGTTCAACACTGCCGATGCAGAGCAGACTGACGAGGACAAAGAGATATTCGTGAACCAGCAGAAGAAGATAGCTGCATTCAACGCATACGTGAAGAAGAACGCCATAGCAAGTGTGGGCATATCCAAGGCGGAGCAGACCGCCCATGAGGAGACTGCACCACCGCCACCGCTTGAACTTCCACCGATGGAAAGCGAGCAGGAAATTGAAGTGACCTACCACATTTCTGACCCGTTGGCAGATTTGTAGAACAGAATTAGAACAATATTAAAATAACGTGAGACATGATAACGAATGAGAACAAGAAGCGGATATTGGAGGCCATAGCCACCAACCGCACGAACTATCCGAGTGATGCCAAGCACGCTGCTTCATTGGGCATCAGCACCTCGGTATATAGCGCCATCAAGAATGGTCAGACCGACAAGGCACTGAGCGAAGCCAACTGGATAACCATCGCCCGAAGACTGGGTGTGAACCTCAGAGGAGGCATTGAATGGAAACCAGCACGCACCGCCACCTTCGACTATATCACCAAGCAGCTGGAGTTCAGCCAACAGAGCGGACTGAGTGCGATACTATGTGATATACCCAACATCGGCAAGACATTCACGGCACGCTATTATGTGCAGGGACACCGCAACGCCATCTATGTGGACTGCTCGCAGGTGAAGACCAAACTGAAGCTCGTGCGCAAGATTGCCACCGAGTTCGGTGTCGGCGGCAACGGCAGATACAGCGATGTGTATGAGGATTTGGTCTATTACCTCCGCTCCATCGAAACACCGCTCATCATATTGGACGAGGCTGGCGACCTGCAGTACGAGGCATTTTTGGAGCTCAAAGCCCTTTGGAACGCCACCGAGAGATGCTGCGCCTGGTACATGATGGGAGCAGACGGTCTGAAAGCCAAAATCAACCGCTCCATAGAGTGCAAGAAAGTGGGCTATACCGAAATGCTCAGTCGTTACGGCGACCGCTACTCCAAGGTAACACCCGACGACTGCAAGGAGCGCGAGAAGTTCCTGAAAGACCAGGCAAGCGTGGTGGCAAGGATGAACGCTCCCGAAGGTGCGGACATTGCCACACTGGTACGCAAGTCGGGTGGGGGACTGCGACGAATTTACACGGAAATAGAGAAACTGAAAAGGTTACAGGCATGAAAACGAAGATAACAGTGACTTTTTCTGGCGGTAGCCGTCGGGTACTTAAATCACCGAGTGAGTTGGAGAATATAGACAAGAATTGTGAAGCAAAGTTTGTGATGGATAACCTGCAAGTATATCAGGGCTATTGTGATGGTGAGGTTGATGAAGACGGTGACTTCTGTATCATGCAGACCATTCACGGCATAGGACTACCATTTAAGCGTCTTTTGGGTTGGTGCTATGTGACAACAGACAGAAAAAAGAAAGGAGTACGAAGATGATGACGAAGATAGAAATGCAAGCGATGGACGCTGTAATCGGCATTCACCGCGAAATGAGAAAAGGCAATGAACCCAACTGGGAGCAGCGTCGGTATGAGATTGCAAAGGATGCCTTATGTGCAATACTTGGAAATCCAGAACTGATAACAGGTGTAAAAGAAGGGAAGTCAGAGAACGGTGAAGACGAGGCATACGCAAGAATAGCTGTGGATTTGGCCGATACCTTGATTGCCCAACTGAAAAAAGAGAAGTGATATGGCAAAGCGAGCATACAGCCCCAAGGACGTGGCGAACATCAAGTGCAAGGCACTACCATTTGAAGGACAATGGAAAGACGTGTTCGGTCAGCCTGAAGAGGGCGACACATGGTTTATCAGTGGACCCAGTGCCAGCGGCAAGAGTTCGTTTGTGATGCAGTTTGCCAAGATGCTATGCTCAATAGGCAGCGTGTTGTATGTGTCCTTGGAGGAAGGCGTGGGGCTGTCGATGCAGCGACGGCTCGCTCAGTTCAAGATGACCGAGGTGCAAGGCTCGTTCCGCATCATCACCGACGGCGACATCAAGGCACTGGAGGAACGGCTGGCAAAGCCCAAGAGTGCCAAGTTCATCATCGTGGACAGTTATCAGTACGCATACGAGGCAGGGTGGGAGTATTCACTGACCAGGGCACTGATAGACCGCTTCAAGCGCAAGACCTTTATCTTCGTCAGTCAGGAGGACAAAGGAAAGCCCATGGGAAAGCCCGCCATCAGACTGAAATACGCTGCCGGGGTGAAGGTGAGGACACAAGGCTTCAGAGCCTACTGCCAGGGACGGTATTCCGGCAACGTGAGCGAGTACTACACCATCTGGGCAGAGAAAGCGGTAGAGGTTTACAACGACAAGTCTAACAACTAAAACATAACAGAGATGAAGAAGAAAGTTTATATCAGCGGAGCGATAGCCCACTACGACCTTGAGGAGCGTATGGCAGCCTTTGGCCATGCGGCACGCTATCTCTCCATAAAAGGCTACGAGCCGGTGAACCCCTTTGAAAACGGCATATCGCAGGACGCACACTGGAGGGAACACATGAGGAAAGACATCGCCCTGCTCCTTGATTGCGACTGCATCTACATGCTGCGGGGCTGGGAACTGAGCAAGGGAGCAAAACTGGAACTTGACGTTGCCAGTTCGTGTGGCATTAAAGTATTGTTCGAATAACATTAAAACATAAAGAATATGGAAGAAATGAAAGTACAACTGGTGTTTGAGTTTGACCGCTCCGAATATGATGCGTTTCTCTTTCTGATGGACCAGAAGAAGGACGAGGAGGCGGAACAGATTTGGGAGGCAATGAGCAAAGCCCCTATTAAATGTGATTATAACGCATTTGAGGGAGAAGCCAAGACTGTAAAACTGATGATGATGTGCGCTGCCATAGCGTCAGTCAAGGAACTTGTAAAAGGAAAATGACCATGGCACAGGAAGTAACCAATTTTGCACGGTTCTTTGCGGCGTTCAACAAGTTGCCGTATAACGGCAGCCGTGAGGAGTTCAAGAAACAGGTCGTGCTGCAGTACACCTGGAATCGCACTGACAGTCTCCGTGAGATGACCCGGAGAGAATACAACGACTGCTGTGACGCGCTGGAGAAACTGAACGGCCAGAAGGACGAGCAGAAGAAACGGAGGAGTGAGTGCCTGAAACTCATGCAGAAAATTGGCATTGACACCACAGACTGGATACGCATCAACGCTTTCTGCCAGGACCCACGTATCACAGGCAAGGTGTTCGCCAGACTGAGTAACGAGGAATTGGAACAGCTTTCTGTAAAGCTCCGCTCTATCCAGCGCAAGGGCGGACTGAAGCCAAAGAAGACGGAAGTCAAACCACAGGTGGACGTGGCCTATGTTATCCGCATGGACGCAAACACCCCAACATGCTGACAGATATGGAAAGGAAACAGGAACAGGCACTGAAAGTGCTGAGACAGCAAGTCCTCGAAGCCTCCCTTAATATGGAGCGTGAAGAGGCCGCCGAGTTTTTCGGCGAGTTGGCCGACTGGGCATACGCACAACAGGAGGCGATGCTTATAGACGAGCCTGAGATGCAGAACTATGATGAGGACTAACCCCATAAAAATACAAAGACATGGAAGAAAACAACAAGCAGACCGTTGAAATGACGGCAGAGGAGATGGCCGAGTACCGGGCATTCCAGAAGGCGAAAGCCAAGAAAGAGGCAGAGGCGAAGGCCAAGGCCGAGCGTGAAGAGTACAAACAGCTCGTGGACGAGGAGATAGAGCACTCCATACCCGTGCTCCTCAGCATCAGCGAGCAAATCAAGGACAGCAAGCAAAAGGTGATGGACAACTTCAAGACCATACTGGAGATGAAGTCCGACCTGTTCAAGACCAAGGTCAAGGACGACCAGCGCAGCCATACGTTCACCAACTCCGAGGGCAACAAGCGCATCACGCTCGGCGTGTATGTGACCGACGGCTACCGTGACACGGTGGAGGACGGCATCGCTATCGTGAAGGAGTACATCGCCAGCCTTGCCAACGACGACAAGACACAGGCACTGGTGAACATGGTGTTCCGTCTGCTGGCGCGTGATGCCAAAGGAACGCTGAAGGCAAGCCGTATTGTGCAGCTCCGCAAGGTGGCGCAGGACACCGGTGACGAGCGTTTCCTTGAAGGTGTGCGCATCATCGAGGAAAGCTACCAGCCGGAGGTGAGCAAGCAGTTCATCAGGGCAGAGATAAAGAACGAGAACGGAATGTGGAAACCCATACCGCTCGGAATGACAGAATCCTAAAAACGAAAAGACATGATACAGGAAGTAGAGAAGAAACCCAAAGTGGCCCTGTGCCGGAAGTGTTATGGTACGGGACGGCTCCACGACCATGAGACTAACGAGGAGCACACATGTGAGCAATGTGAGGGAACGGGCAGGGTGACCGTCAGCGCGAAGATGACCTACGACATCCGTCCCTACAAACCGAGAGAAAGGCAGTAAAACAGTTTATGGCAAAGAGGCGAGGAGCAAGTTACCAGAAACGTGTCACCGACATAAATAGGATATACGACCAGCATGCCAAGAGCGGAATCAGCAACCGCGAGATATGGCGTAGGTTCGTGTATCCTGTTTATGGTATATGTGAACGTACCTTCTACAACCTCCTCAATGCCTCCTGCGACCCGAAGAACGAAGTGCCACAGGAGGCACAGACATTTCTTCAGTTTGACTTTGACGATGAATCAGGACGTACAGAAAATAATCCGCAATATCCTAAGCGACATTAGGGTGGAGATGAGCGACGAGTTCGACAGGAACTTCGAGCGTCAGGCTTTCTTCAGTGAGGCATGGCAGCGCAGGAAAAGCCCCACACGGCCGGGCGGTTCCATACTGATAGACACCGGCACCCTCCGCCAGAGCATATCAAGCCGAACCACAGAGAACAGCATCACGTTCTTCACCACGTTGCCGTATGCAGCCATACATAACGACGGAGGCGAGATAAAGGTGACGAAGAAGATGAAACGTTTCTTCTGGGCAAAGTATTACGAGACCTCCGATGCGTTCGGTCGTAAAAAGAACGGCGAGCGGCGAAACGACAAACGAACCGTCCAGCTGAGCACCGAGGCCGAGTTCTGGAAGTACATGGCGCTGATGAAAGAGGGCAAGAGCATCAAGATACCGCGCAGGCGTTTCCTGGGTGTGTCGCCCGAAGTGGAAAAGGCAGTCCGCGACATCGTGGAGGAGAACATCACCGAATACTTTAATGTGGAATTTGAAATCAAGCGAAAATGAGAAAAGAACTTTATAACCTCCTTTGCAGGGAACTCGGAGCTATAGCGGAGATAAAGCACATCGACCTGTGGAACCGCAACGTGGAGTTCATCGAGCAGGAGGAAGGGTGGGAGAGACCGGCCGTGTTCGTGGAGTTCGGCCCGATACAGTGGAAACCGATAGTGAACGGAGTGGAATACCGTGCCGAGCCACAGATAACCCTCCACATCGTCACCGACTGGGCAGGCGCTGCCAGTGAGGGCAGTCCGTTCAAGGAAGATGCGCTGGAGGTGTTCGACCTGCCCGACAGAATCCACAGGAGGCTTGCCAACCTGGAGGGCGAAACCTTCGGAGAACTTGACCTTGCGCAGAGCATCACCAACCATGACCACGAGGACATCGTGGAGACCATAGAGGTATATCAGTATGTCGCCATAAAACGGCTCTGATTTGCCCCGTATCAAACAGAAAGAGCGTTCCCGGCTGATTGCTTGGAACGCTCTTGTTATGTTGTCAGAATTGAATTATAACACCGTCAGGCGGCATCGGTGAACAGCATCATGTCCGTGTAGTGCGAGCTGTAGTTCACGGTGGCGTTGAACTCCACTTTGTGACAGTTTCTGAATGGGTTGCCCACGGTCGGATTCCTGCCCATCCACTCGCAAAGCTCGATGATGGACGACTTATTGGAAGTGAAGTAAACGAAACGATGACCGGCAAGAATGGTCAGCACATCAAGGTAATCTGACAGCCTCCAGTACATATTATATGTACCCACATCGGTGGAGAGATACGGCGGATCGACAAGGAACACCACATTCGGCATGTCCTTGTATCGGGCGAATACCTCCTTGTAGTCGCACGACACCACCGTGATGCCCTCCAAGTAGTCATCGCAGAGAGGATAGTCCGTCTTGCGCAGGTTGTTGTAGAGAGCCTCCTTGCGCATCTCCGCGATGCTCAGTTTGTATTTCATGGAGAACATCAGTCCTGACGTGATGGTGATGAAGTCGATGTACCCGACCTCACGCTCCTCCTGCTCCAGTCGGGCGAATATGCGGTCGCGCAAGTCGCCACGGATGCAGCTGTGCTTGGGTACGCCTTCCGCCTCCACCATTTTGCGCAGGTCAGCCAAAAGGCGGTTGGTCTGCGGAATGTGTTGCAGGCGGTTGCGGTAGCCGTCGAAGTCGTTGTATATGACCGTGGCATTCGGCTTCTGGCACTTGGCAATGTGCGACAACAGACCCGAACCGCCGAACAAATCCACGAATACCGTGTCCTCTGGATATTGCTTGAGAACCTTGATAAACTCACGCGCGAACATGCGCTTCTGCCCCACGAATGGGAGCGGTGCCGATAAATACTGTTTTCTCATGGCTACACGTTCAGTTCAAATCTCACGTTCTCGTTTCCGTCGAGCAACTGGCGTGTGTGGCTGATGTTGTTCTCGTAGATATGCACATTCGCAAGGTTCAGCGTGATGGACTTCAAAGGCAAGTCAATCTGCCGGGCCATAAGGTAGAGGTGGTAGATGTCGGCAGGCAAGCCGAGGTTCGCGTCCGAGCTGCGCTGGTATGCCGACACCACCAGTTCGCCGTTCTCTATCTGGAACTGAACGAGCGACAGGCACGGAGCCTGATTTGTCTCCGCATCGGTGGAACCGAGGAATAGCACATAGTTCTTGCTGTTGCGCTTCTCGCGGTTGATTTTGGCAATGAGCGGTGGCAGTTTCTCAAAATAGGTGGGGTAGGAGTTCACAAGGATGGCACCGCAGTAGTCCCACCAGTTGATGCCCACCTCGCGGTACTTCTCCACGTTGCGCTCGCCCTGCATGAATAGCTGTAGCTCGTTCCTTAACTTCTTGCGTGCGATGCCGTGCCCCTCGAAAATGTCGAGTAGGTCGGCAGGGGAAAGCACCAACCGCTCGTTGAGCAGATAGCGTATGCTCCCCTTCTTGTTTTGTTGGCACTTGCCCTCGGCAAGCACCTTCTGCAAAATTTGATGGTATTTGTTCATGACCGTTTTGAATTTGAAAACGGTGCAAAGGTAATACTGCAGCAACTCTTCCCCATGGGCGAGCCACCACGTTACACTGCAAGCAGGTTGCAGTCGGTTTTGAAACGCCGTATGAGGTTATAGACCTTGCGCTCGCTGACGGCATACTCCGTGGCGAGCCTTGCCACGATATAGGACACCTTCTCGCCCTGTGCGGAAAGCGTGCGGTATTCATTAAAAAGGTCGATGTATTGCACATCGTCCAGCCTGATTCCAGCCTTTTGGAAGTAAATCAGCAGTTCCCTGTTCAAATTCAGTATCTCTATCAGTTTCATTCTCAGAAAAAATTAGTACTTTTGCACCGTCTCACTTATCATAGAGCGCGGCGTTGCGCTTAAACATAAAAAAGCCACTCATTGGCGAGCGAGGGTCTACGCCCCCGGTCGTGCCGATGAGTGGTACTTTATGTTCAAATGGTAAGTGAGACGACTATTTAACAGGCCGGGGGCTTTTTTTTAACCCTCCCCCGAAGGGATTGTTCTTAGTCTCGGTATAACTCCAAATTGAAATTATCCTTGCGTTTCCAACCGTCAGCCAGCGTGTCCTGGATATGCTGCATGGCCTTGGTGTAGAAGTCCGTCAGTTCGTCGATGTCGGTGAATGTGTGATAGCATGGCACATCGTCCGTCCCGAACTTAAACGTGACCGGCAATGTCTTGCCGTCAGACTGCACCGCAAGGTCGTATGCTGTCTTGTAGTTGAACTGGTTCTCGGTGGAAAGCCACACGCTCATGCCGTTCCACACGAAGCCCGAAAGTATGGTCTCGTTGGTGCGGTCGTTGAACCATTCCGACACCATGGTCTTGATGGCGTCCTCAGATGGCTTGCCGTTGAACTCCGCCTCCATGTAGTCGGCAGAGCCGTCCTCGTTGTCATGCACGTCCCAGCGGACGCGCCACTTGTCTTTTACGGGGTTGGTGCATTCAAGCAGCTTCACCCCCTGTGCTCCGTTTACTCTGTTCATCATGTGAAAATGTACTTTGTTCTACCCTTGCCGAAGGTTTCCGCCTTGATGGTGGTCTCGAACGGGAAGCCGTCCGGCATTTCACTTACTTGCTGGAGAATGTTCTTCATCTCCTCGCTGTTGGTGAAGAACTTCTTCGGCTCGCCGTTGTGTTCGATGGACACCACGCAGCGGTCTTCGCCCTGACTGGTCTTGACTCCGACCTCGAAGTCCTTCACCACGATGGGCAGGTTCACCAACTCGCGGATGCTTACCACCGCACCCGCAAATCGCTTCTTGCCGTCTTCCGGCTTGTAAGCGACATTCAAATCCTTAAATGATTTCATTTCTTTGCCTGTTAATTTATTGAACAACATTATACAGTCGGCGTGTTTTGCCATTCCGTAGAAACTTGCTATCAAGACACGCCTCCTCTTTTTCGATTTAACCTCGTGCATTTTTCGGGCGAACTTCTGCTTGATGCGCTTGCGTAGCAGCACATGGTCGGGATATATGACATACCCCAAGAAGTCAATGCCCTCGTCCACGGGGAACACACGCTCGTTGGCCTTAATCTTCAAGTTGATTTGTTCCAGCTGCTCATGGACGGCATCACGAATCTCCCACAGTTCCGCTTTCGATTTTCCGAGTACCACGCCGTCATCACAATAGCGGTAGAAATGACGCACGCCGTACCTGTCCTTCAGATAATGGTCTAAATACACAGACAACAACAGATTGCCCAAGCCCTGCGACGAGCGCAGCCCTATGCTGATACCTTGCGGTATGATGCGGACAAAGTTGTCAAGCATGGCTATGAGCTTCTTGTCTTTGAATACCCGATGCACACTGTACATGACGAAGTCCTGGTTGACACTCTCGTAGAACTTGGAGATGTCGAACTTGTAACAGAACCTTGTGCCCTCCGGGTCTTTCTGTATGTCACGGCGAATGTACTTCATCAAGTCGTGCATTCCCCGGTTCTTGATGCTTGCGGAGGTCGTTCTGATGAACCGCTTCTTCAGATGCTTATCCACCACCGACATGATGGCATGGACGGCGATGCTGTTCTTCAGTTTCTTGAAGAATTGAATGTGCCGTAGTTTGCCGGCCTCAATAATGTCTTTCTCCTCAATGTCCTTTGCGGTCACATGGAACGTTCCGGAAGCAATACGTTCAGAAAGTTCCTTGATTACCTCCTCACGATGCGCGAGCAGGTAACGCCCCTGATGGCTTTTCTTCCGTTTGGTGCCACTGAGAACCTGGTCGAATGATTCCGCCATGTTGGAATACTCGACAATCTCCTCTATGATGTGACCTTCTCTGCGCATAGCATCAGTTGTTGGTTGTTTATACAATGGAAGATATGGGCCTTCCTTTCCCCGGGCCTAAGTTCTTCGAGACGTTTCCGTCCTACCAAACTCTACCCGACACTTGATTTTTCAGCTTTCCAATACTTTCCAAAACATTCCAATTCTTGCAACATTGGAAAGAATTGCTTTTGCTGTGGCTTGCCACCCTCGGCACGACATTGGGGACACGTCCCCATCGTTGTACGCCGATTGATAGTTGGTGAGACGCGAGCCGATGTTCGCATTCGCATTCGAGGCATCGTTACTCGCATTCGCGTACGACACACCGCCATTCGCGTTGGCGTTATTGTAACCACGATAGACCACACGGCCTATTGGGTAGCTCTACCGGCTGCAAAGTTACTGAATATCTGTGCAAAACTTGTAAGAATATTACGCAATGCACCAAAACAGCATGGCAATGAAGCCACCGAACACCGTGCAAGCCCAATCTATCCAGTCCCAAGGGCAGCCGTGTAGTTTGTCTTTGAGTTCAAGACAGGAGGCTGCGATGATGGCTGAATAGATAGCCGACCATGGCGACAGAGCGCACAGACCAACGATGAAACCGCCGACAAGATGCTTGTAGCGGTTACTTTTCTTCAGAAATGAGATAATTTTGTTCATAACTTGATGTGTTTTGAAAAATTGTTATTACCTTTGCAATGCGAGGGATGGGGCAACCTTTAGAGACCCGCTCTCGTTCCAGCCAAGTTTTCTAACTTGGCTTTTTTATTTGTATGATTTCATCGCCTTGTATGCAGTAAATCAAATCAAACTTCTTGTGCTGAGATGTCCCCTTTAGACCATTGAATTTTGCAAGACCAGTTTGGAAGTTCTCCGCAGAGAAGTTACCGTTAGGGAAGAACAAAACTGCAATTCTTGACTCAGGTTTTGATGCACAATGTTTGAGCGCATTTCTAATATTGTTAGGTGTGCCACTTTCTGCACCGGCAACCTCAAATTTAAGATTGTCCCAAAGTCCTTCACAGCTTTTACCCTTATAGACATTTTGTGGTTCTTCCTCTAAAATCACAGAGTGCCCATGCTTATATCCGACATCTTGTATTGTGGTTTCATACCAGCCTTTGTCTTTGTCTAAATTGTGCCCTATATGGGTGGCTTTTAGACCGCCGTTTTTTTCATCAAAGGTGACATCTTTATATTTTTCGTCTTTAATAAGTTTACCGTACAATGAGCGGTTATTTTCGATATGTTCTTTTTGAACCTCTTTGATGCTCCGAAGCAGTTTGCACGCAGCGCACAACTCATTTTCGGGAACGAACCTCGCCAACTTGATTTTGCCCTTTGCGATGTCGCAGTCCCTGCATCGGCGAATGGTGTAAGGGTTGTAGTCGGGCACCGTCTTGTCCTCCTTGCCAGGGTTGAAATGGAAGATGCCCTTCGTGTCACGTTGCAAAGCCTCCTCGCCAAGTGCCATCGCCTCGTCGTGCGGTGTAGTCGGATATTTTGACCTGCGCACCTGCACCACAGTACAGCGGCAGTTCCAGCCGTTGGGCGGATAGTATTCCTCCCAGAACGGGTCTGAAGGTGGAAGCGTTACCCCATTGAGCGCAGCGTGTTCCGGGCGCACCTTGCCATCGCCAGCCGTGCGGTACTGAAGGTTGTAGCGGTCGCCGTCCTCCGAGAACCGTTCCCACTTGGCAGCCATCTCCGCAGATGACTGCACGAAGTTGTACTCCGCACGGAGGTAGTTGGAGTTGTAGGTCTTGTCTATCTTCCGAACGTCGTTCAAAAACGCTTCGAATGTCTTTCGTTCACCGTTCTCGTCAAGCAGGGACGGGAACGCCTCGTTCAATTCATGGAACGTTTTCATGCCAGAGAAAATGTAGTCCGACCGCTGGAGCCGCTTGCGCATGCCATCGGACATCTCCACCTTTTTGAAAGTGGAGTCCAGCACACCGGCATGGGCATCGATGAACTTCTGGATTTTTGGTTCGGCCAGCACCTCGATGCGGAACTGCGAACCCTCCAACGAGTAGAGCGTGTGCATCATGCCATCGAACAGCTCTGTGAGTTGCTTGCGTATCTCCTCCTCACGCTCCTTTGACAGCGATAAAGTCTGCGGCTCATCGCCTAACAGCAGGGCGTAGCGTTGGTGCAGCCCCAGATAATCACTGGGGCTTAATCGAAAAAACTGCCGTGTACGTTTTGCTGCTGTTTCTTCTTGCCGTCCTTGTCGTCTGGCTTGTTGTTACCCTCATCATCATCGTCCCCACCACCGGGTAGCATGGGTGTGGCGTTGCGCCGTTCCCCCACAGGCATGCTGTACTTCTCCGCAAAGTATGTCGGGTCCACCTCGTATCGGTCGGCAATCATCGTCTCGTATGCCACCTGCTGCTCCGGGGTATAGTCCACCGCATCGTCCCATTCAAAGCGCAGTCCCTTGACAGGGAAGCCGTGCTTCACCATGCGCGGGATCAGCTGGTTGTTCACGATGTCGCGCAGCATGGTGCAGTCGCTCTCCACCAGGTTCTCGAACACCTCCAGGTGCGTTTCCGACTGCGAGAGGCTGCTGCCGTCCTCAATGGTCATGGTCTGCCCGATGATGAGTTTCGAGAGTTCCGAGTTCGCCCGGTCGATGCGCTTGTCATAGACGTTGAAGGCATCGCCCTTGCCGCTCTCCACAAACTCAATCTCCGTGTCCTGCCCAGCCACCATGTATTGGCTTGCCCCTGCGCCCTTCAGCATCTGCTCCAGTCGTCCCATCTCCTTGGGGTCGCGTGAGGTGGTGCGGGCGATGCGCATCGGCATACCGAAAATCTCACCGAATGAATCCCAGAACGCCAGCATGTTCTTCTTCGGTATGGTCTGCGTGGCAGCCTTCAGATACAGTCCGAGGTCGTCAGGCCGTCCAGCTTCGATGAGCCAGTCTGTAAACGGAGCCGAGCGGTAGTCTATGCCCGAAGTCCAGTCCTGCCCGAGCTGCTGAATGACACGCCCGTATTCCGGAATGACATGCTTTCGTGAAATGAGTTTCACGTCCGTATAGCACACGCAGCCGTCGCCGTCGGTGGTGAGGTCGCCAAGCTCGATGAGCGAGTGTCCCCAGTTGTTGGCGGCAAGTGCATATTCAAGCAGCTGCTTGAACCACGACTGGTCAAAATAATGGTGCGCCTCCTCGTCCTCGTTGCCCTTGGCATCTACCAGCTTGAACGACTTCGCCATGACGAATCCCACACGCTGGCGCACACAACCCGAGAGGTGAAGGTCAATCTCCACATCGCGGTAAATGTCGTAAAGGCGTTGGCGGTTCGGGCTGTCCACATTGATGGCCATCTGCCAAGCCTGTCGCCAGTCGGCGATGTCCCTGCGCGTGAGCGCATCGGTGGTGCGCTCCAGTTCGATGACCATCTTCTTCACGCGCTTGCGGTCTGACGACTTGGCAAGATGCAGGTCGCCGTATGGTGTGTGCAGCACGTTCTGACCGCCACCGAACATACCGCTGAAAAAATTCTTTATATCCATAGCGTTACCAGTTGTGTCGTAATTGTTTCTGTGAACCGAATATGAGCAGGTCGCCTGTCGGTGTGCCGTCCTCGTCGGTGGCGAGCGGCAGGTCGGGGATAATTTTCCCGGCTTGCACACCTTCCAGCCACTTGACCGCACGCTCGTAGCGTTCCTTGCGTATCTCGCTGCCCATTTTCTGAGGCATCGCTGCGATCATGTGGCAGAGCGCAATGTCGGCGGCATACATCACCACCAGGCGGTTGCGCTCCTCACCCTCAGCCGAGAATACCGCCTCCGTGTCGTATTTCGGACGGAGGTAGCCGGCAATCTCCTCACATGCCTCCAGTTCCGCATTGTCGCGTATCTCCCCAGAGGCCTGCGACACCACCTTCAGCGCATTCTCGCCGATGACCACCCTGTAGTCTTCTTCCGTGATAAACATGATGCGCCCCCTTTCTTAATGCGTAACATAAATGGCACGACGCTCGATGTCAGCCACCTTCACACCCTTGCGGAAGCGGTGCTTTGCCACCAGTTCACGGATGGTGCGTTTCGGCACGACCTTCAGCGAGCCGTTCATGTAAATCACGTAATATTTCATGCCAAGCAGCTCCGAGAGCTTGTTGGCTTTCTTGATGGCACGCTTGCACTGCCATCCCCAGATAATGTCCTTTATAACTTGAATCATAGTTACCAAATGTTTTTGGCGGTCGGCCTCTTGCCGAACACCGGTTTGAAACTTTCCTGTCTTGTGTTGCGCTGCAGAATCCATATCGCACCCTCGTCGGCATCGGGCGCATCGTCGTGTACACGGCTGCCACGCTCCAGTGCCAGCGTCTGCTCAATGCCCACCTGCATGTCGGGGTCGTCTTTCTTGCGCTCGTTGTAGAAAACGAATCCACGCTCCCAAAGCGGACTGACCGCCTCGATGCGCTGAATTTTGTCCGGCTTCTTGCGCTTGTCGGGCATGATGGGCAACTGGTATCCGCGCAGGTTTCCCTCTACGGCGAACTCGTCCAGAATCACGTCCTGCATGAAGTTCGCCTCCATGAAGAACTGCACGGCCACCGTGTCGCGTGTGCGCTCATAGAGGTCGTAAAGCCACCGCACCATCTCGCTGACCGTAGCCTGGCGCACGAAAGCATCGATGAGATGCAGTTCCGAGCCAATCTTTCCCCACAGGCGGCACGCCTTGTAGTCGTTGGAAGTGGTCGATTTGAACGACGGGTCGGTGTAGCACACCAGCATGTCGTACTTTTCGAGCTTGGGCAGACGCTTGTAGCGAATCCACTCCGCACGGAAGATGGTGCCGTCCACGATAGGGTTGTGCATCATCTCCTTCTCCCATGCGCGGTAGCCCACGAAGTCGCGGTAAGCCTGTGCCTCCGCTTTCGTCCACTTCTCCTTCCACACTGGTTCGCCGTTTCGGTCCACCGCCTGTATCTTGGAGAGAAACACGCCCTTTGTGCGCGAGATGTTGTAGAGCACAGAGTTCTTGCTGATAAGGTTGCCCACCATGATGAAGCGTCCACGACCCACATCGAGCGCACCGAAGAGCGCCTCCTTCACCCAGTCCGTAAGGTCATGCACCAACTTCTCGTTGCGGCACAGCTGGTCATCGTCCAAGTCGTCGATGACGATGTAGTCCGGACGAGCCTCACGGTCGCGTAGGCCACGGGGCGACTGACCGCGACCGCAGGCAAGGAACTTCACACCGCTCTTGGTCTTGAACTCACCCTCCTGCCAGCCACCGTCATTCTTCTGTTGCCCGAAGTCAGCGATGAGCCGTTGGTTGTATTCCAACTCCGCCTGAATGTCGCCGAGCAGTCGGTCGGCATTATCCTCCGACTTGCCCACGACCACCATAAAGTTGATGAGCCGCTTCGGTTGGAACATCAACCAGAGCGGCGTGAAAACATCAAGGTGCGTCGATTTGGCATGACCGCGCGGCCACATGAACACCGCCTTCAGGTCGGGCGTGTTTCGCACCTTGCGTGCCGCCTCGTTGTGGAACGGCGCATTGTGAATGGTGCGTATGACCTCGCCGGTCGTCTTGTCGCGCAACTGGAGGAAATGTGGAAAGTAATACTCGCAGAACGCTGCATAATTATTGAGCAGACGCTTGATGCGCATATCCCTCTCCACGGGCGTTTCGCTTTTGAGAAGCGATGTGTCCGTGATGGACTGCACCTGCCGGCACCGCTCTTTCCATTCCTCGTATGCCTTTTTCTTTTCCGCTGCTGTTGCCATAGGCTGCCCTCCGTTACTTTATGCCCATCTGCTCGGTGATGTACAAGTCCTGGTACTTGTTGATGACACGCATCAGTTCGGGAGTAACTTCCGGGTCGGTCTGTGAGCGGAACTCCAACCATCTGGAGAAAGCCATGAACACCTCGATGGCGTCCACCACGTTAGCCTTCTTGTCGAGTTTCTCTATGACCGACGAGAGCTTTGCCAACTTGTCGCCCAGCCCTGCGATGAGTGCCGGGTCGTTGGAGTCATTCACCTGTGTAATGAGCGTGTCGATGGTGAGCAGCAGTTTGTTCACCAGTTCGGGACGGGTGATGTTCTTGGCGGCACGCGCCTCCTTCCATCCGTCGGCTGTACACCACTTGGATATGGTGACGCGCGACACGTCCACCTTCTCCGCGATCTCCTGCTGCTCCATGCCCGAGAGATAGAGCGTGCGTGCCAGCGACTTCTTCTTTTCAATATCTGCCTTTGTCATGTTGATAAGGTTTTTTGTTCGTTACGTCAGGGCACACCACGCCCCGATTCATTTGCAAAAGTGCCACGATTTCGGTGGCTCTCCAAAAAAGTGTGCAATGCTTTCATACAAGTGTGCAACCATTGCACACTTTTTTGGCGGACAGACATTTACCTCGTAATATTGCAGTCGCAAACCGGGCGGTGCAGCCCAAAAACAGCAACGACATGAGTAAAGGAAAACGAGTAAGAATAACCAACGATAGCCTGAACAGCTACGGCACAAGAGTG